GGAATTAAAAAGGTAGATGATAAAATTGTACCAGTAAATCTTACAAAGGTATTTGCAGAAATAGGTAAAGTTAGAGAACTTATTGCTATGATACCGCCCCGTGTTGATTTAAAACCTATTCTTGAAAAACTTCAAATGTTAGAAGAATATGGTTGGGAATTAGAAGAAGACCTTGAAGAACTTTCTAAACAAACTGCAATTGTATCAAAAGAAAATGAATTGCAAGATGTACTTATAGAAGAAATTAAATTAAAAGCGGATAACCCATTAGCCAACTAATTTTTTTATAAAATTTTAGGTGTAAACTAGTATGTCATTTTCTGCATGTCTTGTAGCATAACAGTAAAGACTTCATCAGAATACTTTATCATAGATTCTATAGCAGGAGTATTTTCATAAGATGGGTTCCATTTATCCATAGCCTCTGTAAATTCGTTTGCAGGGGCTATTTTTTTTTCTAGGATTATTAATCCTTCGGTAGTTAGTTTTAATTCAAAACTAGCGAGAGTACTTGAGTTTTTGTTCATATATCATTTTTTAGTATCTCCCTTGTTAACATATTTTTTATTAAATTGATAATAGCTTAATTCTTTTACATCCTTTCTAAATTCAGCTACTTGTTCTTTTTCTCTCTTTCTTATTTCTTGAAATTGCTCTTCCTCAGTAGGAAAAAATATTGCTTCATTTGTTTGTACATCTTTAGGTTTTTCATTAAGTTGTTTAGGTGGTTCTAAAGCTATTCCTTTTTCTACTATTTCAAAAAATTTTTTATGATTATGATATATTTTTCCTTCATTTTCTAAAGTTATTTCCCAATCATTATCAGCAATATCATCTAATTTTCTTATCTTAACTATTTTCATTTCTTTTCCTTAAAATGTATTTCACCTGCTATAGCCCCATACGCCGACATATCAATGTATGTATCTTTACTAGTAGCACCTAATTTAGTTCTAGCAATTTTTAATAAGCACATCATAATAGCTACATTTTCAGCAGTTATAGGATAACCTAAATAAGCACTCCAAAGATTAGCTATATTTCTGTGATTTTGTGCTTTATCACCATAATCTTTTTGACGTTGACCACCAACTAATTTAACTGCTTCTTCTAAAAAATCTTTTGTGTTACTCATTTTTTTTTCTTCTTAAATTTTCTACCTACAAAAAACACTATAGTATTTATGCAAGTATTTATTGTTACCATAATTAAAATCCACCATTGCCAAAATTCAACTGTCATACCTTTATTAAATCATTCATAGGAACTAAATATCCTTTTGATGTTAGATTATCACCACCCGGAACTACCCTGTAATCTTTACTAACTAATTTTTTTAATCTAGTCAAAGGAATATGTATAGAAAATAAATGTCTATCTCCTTTACTAACTATTTTAAATATCCATGTATCTGATTTACTTGTAGTAATTCCGCTATTTTTACCTCTAGATTGAAATTCTACATAAACATTACCTGTTTTATGTGCCATCCTATCTGTTTTTAGCTCAAAATTTTCCATAGATTTCATTACAAGCTTTTCATGTTTTTTACCATATGATAAATCTTTATTAAATTTAGTTATAGAAAAATCACTTTCTTTTAATTTTTTTATGCTACTAGATTTATTTTCTGATATAATACTCAATTTAATTTTCCTATTTTAACTTTTTCTATGTTATCAGATAGCATTTCAGAAGTAATTTCCCCTTCTTTAGATTCTAACTGAACCATTTTATCCATTACAGCCATTTGACCTTTTTGCACTACACCATCTAAATCCGTATCAATAATATCCATAAGACCTTTTAAAACAAAAAAAGCTGATGGTATAGGGTTTTTAGGGTCAGTAGTATCATATGCAGTTACATCAAATGCTTGTCCATCTTCTGATGGTGTCATTATAAGATAAAACTTATTAGGTAGTAAAGACATTTTTTCTGTTTCTAATTCTGTGTTATTTATAACCATTCTTGAGGTATCCTTTTCTCTGCCCAAAGTATTTTATGCTTATCACACCATGCACCATAAGTTGTTTTACTGGATTTGTTAAGTTTATTATTAGCATTTACAAATAAAAATCTAATATCTATATCTGGATTTTGTTCTTTAACAAGTAAATGTTTTTTTCTATCTGCTGAATCAAAAAATCCTTTTGTTTCTATATATATATCTTGTTTAGTAAGATAAAAATCGGGAGTGTAGCGTTTAATTTTGGGTTGGTATTCGAGGTAAAACTTTTCATAGTCATATTTAACATTGTTTTTTATCAACCAATGAGCAAAACCTCGTTCAAATTCAGACCTAAAGCCTTTACGCAAAGTCATATAAGCGTTTTCATTTTAAATTTGTTTGTTAAATCAATGTTATTAACAAATACAGTAGCTAACATAGGTGCGTGTTTTTCTAATTCTATTATTGCTTCATTAATTTCTATAGTAGGTAGAATAGCTAACTTACCTTGTTTAATTCGTAAATGTAATGCATTAAAATAATTATGTATTGTTCTAGTTTTTCTAGGCACATTATCTTCTCTATAATACCCGTTTCTACCTATTGTTTCTCTCATTATAAGAGGATGACAATTTTCTGTACTCCTCATAAATTCTCTCATTTCTCCTCCGCCTTCTCTTAATTCATTTTCTGTATATACCCAAACTGCATCTTTGTTTGTTAATATATCATCTTTACGAAAAGGACTTGATAACCATAGTACGTTCATATATTTTTTACCTCCGTATTTTTTAATTTGTTATACCAAACAAAAGGTTTAGATTTAGCTTTAGATGTAACTTTTTCATGTAATACAGCTTTAGGCCAACAATGTTTTCTAAACTCACAATAACCGCAAATACTTTCTAATGTTGTGTTTCCCGTGGGTATTCTTATACCTTTTTGTTTACCCGATTTAGGTACATAAGTTTCTTCTATTTCTGTAAATAACTTTTCAAATTTAGTTTTAGAAGTAAGTACTTTAATTGTTTCGTTAGCTTGTTCTAACATATCTTTTCTATCTTCTTGTTGGTCTTCTGGAGCCTCACATATAGCAAATTCTCCTGTAACTTTATTTATAGCTATCCAACCACCAAAAGGTGAGTTATCAGCCTCACTATACATATGCCCTTGCATGATATAACCAAAAGAATCATTTTCTTTTATTTTATTGTAACTACCATATTCACCAAACTTACCAAGAAAACTTGCAGGACTTGCAGATTTTATATCCCAAACTCTTCCATCTATTTTAACATCGTAAGTACCTTTTAATTCTATATTTCCTATTTTCAACGACACAGGTTCTTGTAACTTTTCTATGTTTACACCCGCACCTCTCATAACTGCTATAGTAACCGCTTCTAGCAAATCACCTATTAAAAACTTTATTATTGTATTATATTGAAATTCTTTTTTAACACCTTTTTTTTCTAATTGCTGTTGACACAAAGGTTTTCCTAGATTAGACATACGAATACGCCAATCCATTTGTTCATTAAATTGTTTTTCTAATGCTTTACCACATGATTCTTTAAACTCTTTAATAATAGCAGGGGAAAGCGGTTTAGACTTTCCCCCAACTGCGTCATAGAGAAAATTCTCTATTAGAGTAGATAACATACTGCTATTCGTCTAACTCAATAGCTAGGGAGTGGTCGCCATCTTTAGTTTGTTGTTTAACAGCAGTTCTATGTTTCTCCATAACGCCTTCATTTACGGACTTTGTTACAGCCGCAAATTCTTTTAATAAAACAGTGTCTTGGTCAGACATTGCTACTGATTCTCCAATCTTAATATCCATAGCAAAATAAGTATTACCACCTGTTTTTTGCTTTTTAGTAGATAATAAAAGAGTGTTTCTTATCATTGGTTTCTTTTGAGTAGCTAAAGATTTAAGGGCTGTAGCCACGGGTATGTAATTAACACCTTTAGCATAAAGAACACAAGGAATTTGTTTTAAACTAACATCCTTTCCATCAGATTTCTTACCTTCCATATCTGCAACCCCGTATAATACTTGATTACATTTTATAGAACTTTGAATTATTTTTTGTGGGTCAGTATCTGGTAAGTCTTTTAACTCCTCCCTAGATAACTTTCCACACTTATAACCACCACTAGAATCTGGAAATTGGTCTCCTAAAGATGGTCTTTGCACACTAGATGTAAAGACTTCTTCGGTGTTATCCCAATAGCTGTAAGCAAACAACCTAGCAAAAGGTCTAAAGGTTGCTGTTTTAGCGTATACACTATCTCCGTCAACTTTTAAAACGTAATGACCCCTCGGTAAAGGATTTTCATTTTCATCTTCTGTTTGATAGTTAATGGATAGTCTAGATAGCACTGAACCCTCTTGGCTACTATTATCTAACTGTCCTGTTAGTTTCATTAATTCTGCATCACTTAAAGAATTTAAATCATTCGGTATAGCAATAGCATTAGTTTGTGTATTATTTTCAATCATCGGAATTATATACCTCCTTCATATTTAGCCAATCATTACCTATTTTTAATTCGATTCCTATTGGCATCGTATATTTGAAACCATACCGCCTTTCACATTCATCTGATATAGACAGCATAGCCTCCTTTAAAGTTTCGATAGCTTGTTTATCTTCGTCTGGATACACATCCAAAACGATACTATCATGTACTGTGTTACACACTATAGACTTTAATTCGTTTTTTGTCAATAGCTTATTTAAATTAATTAGTGCAAGTGGCAACAAATCTGCTGTCGCAAATCCCTGTACAGGATAATTCTTAATAGCAGTAGAATTTGATACACTTCCACTGCGTAATCTCTCAACATTAGGGAAGAAATATTGTCTTCCACTAGGTAATCTTATTTTATTTGACATAAGTGCTTCATTTTGTAATTCAGTATGCCACCTAGTTATTCCCAAATACTTATTTTTAAAAGCACGGTAATATTGCATCTGTTTTGGAGTACCTAAGATACCCCCATATAGCGGTTTAAAAGTATCTGCTTTAGCTTTTTGTCGTGATACTCCAAGTATCTTTGCAGTATAGCTATGAACATCAACTTTGTTTTTTATGTCTTTTAAAACTTGTTCGTCTTTAGCTAAAAATCCTGCAACTCTAAATTCTAATTGTGAATAATCACCTTCTAATATCTTCCCACCTTCCCACCTAGATGTAATACATTCTCTAACAGGAAAAGTATTACCTCTAGGCATGTTTTGGAAGTTAGGATTACGAGAAGATAATCTGCCAGTGCTTGTAACACATTGCATAAATTGTGGATGTACCATCCCATCTTTACTAATAGCTTTTTGCATACCCTCAACAAAAGTTCTTAGATAAGTTCGTATAGCAGAATAGCGTACATACCTTTTTAAAAATTCGTGTTCTACACCTTTTGTCGTTGATAAATAACTTTCTAAAATTACTTTGTCAGTTTTAAATCCCATAGCAGAACAATCAATAACATTTCTAGGTTTTAATCTTAATCCTGCTCTTTCATTTGTATTTTTAAATATTAAACCTTTTGTACCACAAGTTTTACAATGTCGTTTTACATTACTTGGTGTACCATCTTTTTTCATGTAAGTGTATTTACCAGTTCCTTCACAATTATGACATATAATTCCATGCGTTTTAAACTCTGGTCTTGCTAAAGAATTTATTTCTATATAAAAATCATTCATGTTAGCAAAGTTAGTTCTTCTTTTAGGTTTTTTTGTATTTCCTCTTTCTTCATAACCAATATTAAATCTTGTTGCCCACATTTTTTTGTCAGTAACTTGCATCGAATAAAAAAGTATAGACCTATCTTCTGGTGAATCTAAATTTATAGGAGTGTCGCCCATAAATATTTTTACTTTTTCATTTAAATATTTTTGTAAATCTACTAATTCTTTTTCAAACTTAACTTTTATGTTATTTAAAATGTTAGTATTAATATGCAAACCGTTCATTTCAATGTTAGCTAAAACTTTTGTTAGTTCCATAGACATTTGTATTGTTGGTACAATGCTAGTTGTCATATAAATCTCCCCAATTCATTTTTAATTTACTTAACTGTGCCATGGCTAATTGATAAGTACTTTCAACATCTTGTTTACCATACTCATACACTATTGTCCAAGGTATTCTTTCATAGGATACTTTATTCTTCATAAATGGTTGAATTAATTCACTTTTTTTAAGTGCAACACCCTTTCTTTTACAACAATCCTCTAATGAAAATCCCCACTTAATACCTCTTGCCATAATATATTCCATAACCATAGTGTCATGTAATTTTTTGTCGTAAGTAAAACCACATTGTACTAACCAACTAAAATCAAATTTTATGTTATGTCCTATAAGTACATCAGTTTTATCTAAAACATTTTGTAAAATTTTTTGTGCATTAGGTGTTGGAGGTTCGTCTCTATGATAAAAACATAAATACTCAACTGGATTGTCATCAATCTTATAACCAACAGAAACTAAATTGTTTCCGTTAAATGGACTAGATATTATTTTATTTTCGTCATCAACATCAAATGTTGTTTCTACATCAACTGTCGTTATCACTTTCAAAAACTCCCCTCTGTATATCA